CTACTGTCTGCTTGGGCTATCAGCAGATCACGTCGCTTAGCTCCGCTGCCGGTCTGACCGTTCCGCAAGGAGCGACGCTGGCTCTGATCGTGCCGGAGACGCAGAATGTGCGTTGGCGCGATGATGGAACTGACCCTACGGCGAGCGTCGGCATGCCGATTTTCGTCGGCGCGTCTCTCAGCTATGATGGCGACTTCAATAAGATCAAGTTTATTGAAGTGACGGCCAGCGCCAAACTGAATGTTAGCTATTACGCATGACGATCCGACTGCGTTGCATATTTGGTGATGAACTGCGGTTAAGACCGCAGTTGAAGATCTATCCTGCGTCATATGAGGGTGGATTAGGGCCGTTTATGCCTGCTATTGGCGAAGGTGGTTCGGGGCCGATCCCCTCGCAGACCATTTTTGACCGTTCCGATGTTCCGATTCTAGACCGCGCGGGCGTTGAAATAGAGACGAGGGCGTAATGGCTTATATTTATAATCTTACTGATTCTTGGACCGCTGTGGGCACGTCCTATAGCGGGATCAAAATGGCTGTTACGAATACAGCTTCAGCCGCGTCGTCAAAACTACTCGATTTGTCAGTATCCGGGGCGACTACAGGATCGTTTACTGTCGATAAAAGCGGCAATGCCGCTGTCTCTGGAACCATGTCATCTGGCGCTACGACCATTACGGCTGCGTCTGCAACCGCTCTTACAGTCGGCGCAAATGGCGCGACTAATCCAGTCTGGACCGTTAACTCAAGCACCGCCAGCGTCGCCACAGGTGTCTCCGTTACTGGCGCTGCGGCTGCTGCCGGTGTCGCTCTCGCGGTTACGTCTAGCGGAACGAATGAAGCTCTTAAAATTGATGGTAAGGGCTCTGGTAATATTTCTCTTAATTCTGTCGGCACGGGCAACGTTGGCATCGGCGCAGCGCCTCTGGCCAGCACTAAATTCTACGTTTACAAAGCTGACGGTAACTTTGCTTTTGGCGTTGCTGGAACAACTAAAGGCATTCGATTTGCCACTACGTCAGTTAATGCGTCTATGGACGCGACTGACAATACACTAGCCGCAAGCTATCAGCCGTTTAAAATTACCGCATCCGAACTTCAACTTGGTGCTATAACTAAACCGGATTCGGATAACGCCTATACATTAGGCGCGAGCGGCGCGCGTTGGTCTGCTGTTTGGGCTGTCAATGGCACTATTCAGACGTCTGACGTAAACGCAAAAACCGAAATTATCGACTCCCCTCTGGGGCTCGATTTCATCGAATCTCTGCGCCCTGTCGCGTATAAATTCAAAGTTGGCGGAAATATCATCGACCGTGACGCCGCCGATTCATCAAAAGTGACTATTACGGCTGTTCCAGGAAAGCGCCAGCATTTCGGTCTGATCGCGCAGGAAGTTAAAACAGCGCTTCCCGCTGGTGTGGACTTTGGCGGTTGGGTTCTGACTGATGCGGCGGACCCGGATAGCGAACAGGGTCTGCGGTACGAAGAATTTATTGCGCCGCTTATTAAGGCTGTTCAGGAACTGAAAGCTGAACTCGACGCAATTAAAGCCTCGCTCCCTTAATGGTAGACAAAACATTTGTCTATGTAATATAAGGAGTGAACCGACTAGCCGGATAGCTAGGTATAGGAGCATCGCGTGAGCGAAGACGAACAGGCTGTAGCGGAAATCAGCCCCGCGCCGGAACCGGAAGCTACGGCAGCACCGGAATCTGCTGATACGACGCCGGAGGAACAGCAGCCTACAAAATCGTTCTCTCAGGAAGAGTTGGACGCGATTGTAAGCAAGCGCCTTGCAAGAGAACAGCGCAAATGGGAAAGAGAGCAGGCCCAACGGCTTGCGGAGCAGCAGGCTAGAACGCCCGCCGCACCTCCACCTGCGCCGGATGATTTCGAGAATGCTCAGCAATACGCGGAAGCGTTAGCGGAGCAAAAGGCTCGTGATCTTCTAGCCCAGCGCGAGGCCGCAGCTCAACAGGCAGCGATCTTGGAGTCCTATAAGGACCGTGAGGAAGAGGCTAGGGACCGATACGAGGACTTTGAACAAGTCGCGTATAACCCGAACCTTCCTGTCACGGACGTTATGGCTCAAGCCATCCAGGCTTCTGATATTGGTCCAGAGGTAATTTATTACCTTGGCTCCAATCCAAAAGAAGCCGGGCGGATTTCCAAACTGCCGCCTGTCTTGCAGGCAAAAGAGATCGGGAAGATCGAGGTCAATTTGACCACGAACCCGCCGGTTAAGAAAACCTCAACCGCGCCCGCACCTCTTGCTCCTGTCACGGCTACCCGGTCAAACTCAGGCCCCCGGTATGATACGGCAGACCCACGGTCTATAAAGTCGATGTCAACCTCGGAATGGATTGAAGCGGAACGGCTGCGCCAGATCAAGAAGTGGGAAGCGCAAAACAGACGCTAAGTCTTCTTAGCTTCTTGAAAGGACTACGAGATGAGTAACTCGATTCTTACAATCGACATGATTACCCGGAAAGCGTTGGAGATCTTAGAAAACAACCTTGTCCTGACGCGCACCGTTAACCGCCAGTATGACGACTCTTTCGCCGTTGAAGGCGCGAAGGTCGGCTCGACCCTGCGTATCCGCCTGCCCGACCGCGCTTTGGTCACGGACGGCGCTGCGCTTCAGGTTCAGGACGACAACGAGCAGTACACGACCCTGACCGTCTCGTCGCAGAAGCACATCGGCGTGAACTTCACGACCGCCGAACTGACGATGCAGTTGGACGACTTCGCGGAACGTGTTCTGAAGCCGCGTATTTCGCAGCTCGCCGCCAGCATCGACGCTGACGTTGCGAACTCCTTCAAATACATCGGCAACTCGGTCGGCACGCCCGGCACGACCCCGGCCACCTCGCTCGTTCTGTTGCAGGCGCAGCAGAAGCTGAACGAGAACGCCGCTGTCATGTCGCCGCGCTATGCGACGGTTAACCCGGCTGCTAACGCTGCGCTGATCGAAGGCATGAAGGGCCTGTTCAACCCGGTTTCGGCCATCAGCAAGCAGTTCAAGAACGGCATGTTCGGCGAAGGCATCCTCGGCTATGATGAGCTGAATATGTCGCAGTCGGTCAAGCAGTTCACGACCGGCTCGCGCGCCGGCACCGTGACGGTCAGCACCTCGGTCACGACCGAAGGTTCGACCAGCATCGTCCTGACGGGCCTTGGCTCGACGACGATCAAGGCCGGTGACGTGTTCACGATTGGCAGCGTTTACGCCGTCAACCCGCAGACCCGTGAGTCCACCGGCTCGCTGTATCAGTTCGTGGCTCTGGCTGACGTTACGGCGTCGACCACCGCGACGGTCACTGTTCCGGCGATGTATTCGGCTGGTCAGGCTCTCGCCACGGTTGACGCTCTGCCGGTTTCCGGCGCGGCTGTCACCTTCTACGGCTCTGCTTCGACGCAGTATCCGCAGAACCTGATCTATCATCGTGACGCCATCGCGTTCGCCACCGCCGACCTGCTTATGCCGCAGGGCGTCGACATGGCTTCGCGTCAGGTCCACAATGGTATCAGCCTGCGCGTCGTGCGTCAGTATGACATCAATAACGACCGCCTGCCGTGCCGTATTGACGTGCTGTATGGCTATTCGGTCATTCGTCCGCAGATGGCTGTCCGTCTGTGGGGCTAACATTAGAGGGGGCTTCGGCCCCTTCTTTTTCTAATTCAAGGAGTTAATCCATGACGACTACTGCGAATGCGGCTTACCCGCTTGAGACGTTTGGCCCCTACAGCGGCATCCCGAATGGCGATGGCGGCTACCAGTATTCGGCGGGCAACCGCACCGAACCGCTGGTTCTTCCGCAGGGCGCTCCGGCGGTTCTGACCGGCGCTACCGTTACGGTTACGGCTGCCAATCTGGCGGCTGGCATTGTGACGATGGATTCCGGTGGCACGGATGCTGGCACCTACACGTTCCCGACGGGCGCGCTGATTGACGCGGCTTTCCCAAGCGTTGCAGTCAACGCGGCGTTTGATGTTGTGTTCATCAACATCGGTGACAACGCCGCTAATGACGTGACGTTCGGCGCGGGCACGGGCAACAGCATCGTCGGCAGCGCGGTTGTCATCGACGGCGCGACCACGCCATCCTCGGCTATCTTCCGTTTCCGCAAGACGGGCACGGCGGCTTATTCGATCTATCGCATCGCGTAACTATAGGAGAAGGCAATGCCTAACACTAAAGCTGTCGGTGTTGCCTTCTCTGATCCCGAACTCGTTGCTGGCACGACCATCACGGGTGCGACGATCAGTGGAGGCACTATCTCCGGCGCTACCTCTGTCTCGGCAGGCGATATTACCACGACTGGCGGCCTCTATCTGAAATCGGCTACTGTTGCGGCGGCGGGCTCTACGCAGGCCAACGCAGCGGCTGTTTCGGATGGTTTTACGCTGGTTTCAGCGGCTGACGGCACTAAAGGTGTCCTTCTGCCGCCGGCTGTTGCAGGCCGCACGGTCATCCTAAAGAATAATGCTAACGCTGTTCTGAAGGTTTGGCCGGCGTCTGGCGATGCTGTAAATGCCATCGCAGCGGACTCGAATTACGTTCTTGCGGCTTATACGTCCTCGCTTCTGGTGGCGTATGACTCGACGACTTGGTATTCAGTCCCGCTTTTGGCGTCCTAATTCAATCTTACAGACGGGCTACGGCCCGTCTGGCCCTTACCATAGGTGAAAAATGGCCCTTATTTATTTGCGCCATGAGCGTCATGGCGTTAAGATTGCCACGCTAGAAATGGAAGCCGAAGCCGACGAAGAGAACGGCTGGGAAAGGTTCGATCCGAATGACGACGACAGCGGGCGATCAGATCAACGGAGCCCTGAGACTACTGGGCGTCCTCGCAGAAGGCGAAACGCCCTCGGCCGCGATGTCGCAAGACTCGTTGAGCGCTCTGAATCAAATGATCGACTCGTGGAACACGGAACGTCTAGCGGTCTTTTCGACGCAAGATCAAACCTTTCTATGGACTCCCGGTCTTAGAAGCCAGACCCTTGGCCCGACCGGCGATTTCGTCGGCAACCGCCCGGTTTTGCTAGACGACGCGACTTACTTCCGCGATCCGCAGACCAATGTGTCCTACGGGATCAAATTCATCAATCAGCAGCAGTATGATGGCATCGCCGTCAAAACTGTGACCTCGACATATCCGCAGGTCATATTCGTGAATATGACTTTCCCTGACATTGAAATGTTCATCTATCCGGTGCCGTTGCGGCTGCTGGAATGGCATTTCATTTCGGTCGAGGAGCTGACGCAGCCGGCTACTCTGGCTACGTCATTGACGTTCCCGCCCGGCTATCTTCGCGCATTTCGCTATAATCTAGCCTGTGAAATGGCTCCTGAGTTCGGCGTCGAGCCGTCAGCGCAGGTGCAGCGCATCGCCATGTATAGCAAGCGCAATCTGAAGCGCATCAATAACCCTGATGACATCATGGCGCTGCCTTACAGCATCGTGGGCACCCGCCAGCGCTATAATATTTACGCCGGGAACTACTAATGAAGACGCCGATCCTTGGCTCGTCTTATGTAGCGCGTAGTGTAAATGCGGCTGACAATCGCATGGTCAATCTTTTCCCTGAGATTGTTCCTGAAGCCGGAAAAGAACCGGCGTTCCTCAATCGCGCGCCAGGTCTGACACTTATAACTTCTGTCGGGACTGGGCCCATTCGCGGCCTATATACGTTTGGCGGCGAAGGATATATCGTATCTGGTCTTGGCCTGTATAAAATAAATACGTCTTGGACAACATCGTATATAGGGCTGATAAATGGCTCTGGCCCCGTAAGCATGGCCGATAATGGCACGCAGCTATTTATCGCCGCGAATGGTCCGGGCTACATATACAATAGACTTACAGATCAGTTACTTGCGATCTCTGACGCTGATTTTACTGGCGCAGTTACCGTTGGCTATATAGACGGTTATTTTGTTTACAATGAGCCAAACAGCCAAAAGATTTGGGTAACATCTTTATTGGACGGTTTGTCGGTTAATCCGTTAGATTTTGCTAGTGCCGAAGGTTCGCCTGATAATGTGGTCGCGCTTATTGTTGATCACCGCGAAGTGTGGGTATTTGGCACCAATTCCACCGAAGTCTGGTATGACGCGGGGTTGGCTGATTTTCCTTTGGCTCCGGTGCAAGGGGCGTATAACGAAATTGGCTGTATAGCGCCTTATTCTGTGGCCAAGATGGATAACTGCGTATTTTGGCTAGGGGCCGATGCACGCGGGCGTGGTATTGTTTATAGAACGCAAGGCTATACCGGCAAACGCATCTCAACGCACGCCGTAGAATGGCAGATCCAACAATACACCGACATGTCCGACGCTGTTGGCTATACTTACCAGCAAGACGGACATTTTTTCTACGTTCTCAATTTTCCGTCCGCTAACACAACTTGGGTCTATGACGCCTCAACGGAAGTTTGGCATGAACGCGCCGGGTGGAATAATGGCTCCTTCACGCGCCATCGCGCTAATTGCCAAATGTCCTTTAATAACAGGATTGTAGTGGGCGACTATGAAAATGGTAACGTCTATTATTTTGACTTGAACTCTTATAAAGATAACAACGATATTCAAAAATGGCTGCGTTCTTGGCGAGCGCTTCCGACGGGTCAAAATGACTTAAACAGATCTGCGCACCATACATTGCAATTGGATTGCGAAACCGGAGTCGGACTTGATGGAACCGGTCAGGGCGTATCCCCTGAAATGATGCTTCGATGGTCGGATGATGGTGGACATACGTGGTCTAACGAACACTTGGCGTCTATGGGGAAAATAGGCCAGTTCGGGTTTCGCGCTTTTTGGCGACGGTTGGGCATGACATTGAAGATCCGCGACCGTGTTTATGAGGTGTCTGGAACTGATCCCGTAAAGATAGCTATTATGGGCGCGGAATTGCACGCGAGCGCGACGAATGCCTAACGTCACAAATATAACGCCGCCGCGCGTCCCATTTCTAGAACCGGGCACAGATAGAATATCGCGAGAGTGGTATCGGTTCTTATTGAATCTATTCAATCTTACTAGCGCCGGCACTAACGATTTCAGTATTCAAGACGCGCTCGTTGGTCCCGATCCTATGGGGTCAATCGAAGCTATAGCAAAACAGACGCTTCAACAGGCGGAGCTGAACGTGGGGCCGTCTTTTGACGCCGCTAACATCGAGAGACAGATCAATGATCTAGCATCGTCTCCTAATACTTTATCTCCATTTGATCCTGCAAATTTGAACGCGGCCATTCAGGGGCTATACAATCAGCCAGTTTACGCGCCTCAGATAAAACAGGCCGCATATGGCGGGTTTCAAGACAATAGTAATCAATTAGCCGCCACTAACACTTCAGTTCAGATCATGTATTTTGACACGACTGATGCGGCCGACCATGTGTGTCTAAATAACACTACAGCGGTATTTACGGGAACAATAGATGACGGAACACCACCGGGCGCGGGCACAGTTCTTACCGTTACTGGAATAACGTCAGGCTCCATTTATATGGGCATGACTCTTTCAGGCACGGGTATTACGCTAGGCACCAAGATAGTTGGTTTTGTTTCTGGGACTTATGGCGCGACTGGTGTTTATACGGTAAATACGTCTCAAGAAGTCGGCAGCACCACTATAACCGGGGCTATTGCGTCGCGGCTCACGGTCTTACGGCCGGGTGTCTACAACACCCAATTTAGCGCTCAGTTCATAAATGTAGGCACCGCAGCCATCGATGACGTAAATGTCTGGTTTCGCAAGAACGGCGTCGATATAGCTGATTCCAATACGACGCTTAGTGTGTTAAATAAACATTCGGGCGTAGACGGCGCGGGGCTAATGACTGTAAATTTATTCGTTAGCCTAAATGCAAACGATTACATAGAGTTGGCTTGGTGGGCTTCAAATACAGACGTGCAATTAGCGGCCATAGCCGCAGGAGCATCGCCAACCCGGCCCGCTACTCCCTCGATTATCGCCACACTAAATTGTGTGTCTGGTCCGATAGATTAAGGATTATGCTATGACCGCAGCTACGTTATCCCCGGCCCCCAAGCTTCAATTTTTTGACGCTAACGGAAATCCGTTGGTTGGGGGAAAGCTGTATTCTTACGCGGCTGGCACAACCACACCTTTAGCTACTTACACCAGTTCGTCCGCAGGAACGCCTAACAGCAATCCGATTATTCTTGACTCCCGCGGCGAGGCTAATGTTTGGCTAACAGGGGTTCTCTATAAACTGCGGTTAGAGACAGCTACCGGCGTCGAGATCTGGACAGTCGATAATGTCGGTAACGACATCCTTGCTCAGTTAGCCGCTTCTAACGGGTCGTCATTAATCGGGTATATTGCGGCCGGCGTAGGGGCTGAAGCAAGAACTGTTCAGTCTAAGCTTCGTGAATCGCTCAGCGTTAAAGACTTCGGCGCTGTCGGTGACGGTATTACGGATGATACGGCAGCGATCCAAGAAGCCATAACGGCAGCTATTGCGGCGGGCGCGGATGTTTTTTACCCTGCCGGCACGTATAAGCAGGGACCGGTCACTCTTACAGATGCTTCACAGATTTACGTGCGGGGCTTTAACGCCGCCATTAATGCTTATGGAAGTATGGCTGGAAGTACCGACGATACCAACAGAAATGCCGTCTTCAAACTCAGCGGAACTTGTTCTAGCGTTACCTTTTTTGGCCTTACCATCAACGGTGACGGTCTTCTGGCAAATAGACAGCGCGGCATAGGCTATGACTACTATAGCCCGCCCATTCTTACAGACATAAATATCCTAAGCTGTGACTTTCACAACCTATTGATAGCCGTTATTCTACCGGGGGTTAACCAGGCGCGGTTTATCGACAATACGGTTAACGGCACTATTGGCTCGGATAGCGGGCAAGGAATCGGATTTGTTACAGAGATTTCTGGATCAACAAAACCGCGATCTGTGCTGTTTTCGGGCAATACATTCTATAGAACAACGCGCCACGCCATTTATACGAACTATATTGAGGGTGGCAGCCTTGTTGGAAATCAGTTTCAAGAACATGCGCCATCATTCACTGGGGCAGCAACGACAGGCCGCGCCGCAATAGCTATCGCCAGATGCTTTGGCATATCAATATCCGCTAATACCTTTTTAGATTGCCGCGACGCAGCATTAATTGTTGACCAAGACTCGACGACGATTGTTTCTGCCATAACGGTGACAGGAAATACTTTTTATAATACTCGTGGCGTTTCACTTAAAGTGGGCCGCACGGGGTCTACCGGGGAGTGCTATTTCGTAAATGTTACTGGCAATACTTTTGTCACCAATGGCGCGTATAATTCCGCCGACATAGTTATAACGGACGTAAAACGGCTTAAATTTGCGGAAAACATCATAGACGCCAATCGTGCGTATCCGTTAACCAAGACAATCATAGACATCTCTGAATACGATGCCGCGTATTTTGAGGATATAGACATATCCAATAATATCGGGTCTATATCCAGTTCAGGAAGCGCTCATTTTGTAACCATGAGTGTAGGTATATCTACGTCGCAATATGGCCCATATATGCTGAAAAATAACAGCATAACTGGCGTAACGCGGCTATACTTATACGCACCCGCTGGCGTCTGCTACAATGATAAAATACGGACTGATTGGGACTATGAATATACTATTTCATCGGCTGGCACGCCCAGCGTGGCGGGGTATAATACCTTCCGCGTATCTTTAGCCGCGCCGGGAAATATAACTTTCTTTAATAACGGCTATAATCAGCAAGTCATACGGCTGTATTTTGACAATGCCAATGCCACGTTGACAAACGCCATGTATCTTGCAGGCGGCGCTAATTTTACCTCATCAACGTCCGACTATATGCAGCTCTTGTATAGATCTGGCGCTACAAACTGGTTTGAGCAATCGCGCAGCGTAAATTAATAGGGGGCTGAAATGGCCGTATATGTAAAAGTTTTAGTGCCGGCAAAAATTGCGGAGGCGTCGCAGACCACGCAGTATACGTCGACAGGTGTGACCACAATCATAGACAAGTTTACGGCTACTAACTATGATTCGGCTACATACACGTTATCGGTCAATCTTGTGACATCGGGCGGATCTGCATCCAACACAAATCTGATCGTTAAAACAAAATCTTTGCAGCCGGGCGAAACCTATACGTTTCCTGAAATTGTCGGGCAGGTTCTTGGCGCGGGCGATTTTGTGTCTACAATCGCTAGCTCTGGAACCAGCATCAATATCCGCGCTTCGGGCCGAACAATTACGCAATGACGACCCGGATCATAAATGACCGCGAAACGGCGCTGCGCATCGGCTACAAAGCGACTGATTGGGGATACCCGATAAGTTACGAAGAGCATGTAAAGAGCGCTGAAGGCTGGACTGTTGACGTCATAGAGCGCGACGACCAACCGATAGGCGCGTTGTTTATATCAGATGATGGCGAAGTTCATGTCTCCATTCTGCCTGAATGGCGGCGTAAGTGGCTGACAAAAGGGCTTTTGAGGCAGATAGTCGCGCACCCCAAGTTTTATACGCGGGTAGACGATGGCCACGACTATATGTATGGTATTCTTGAGCGACTTGGCATGGTGAGCCGCCCTGACGGCACGGTAGGAAGGATCTAACGATGGGTTGGGGTAAAGCCGCAGCGGCTCAGAATCAAGCCACTCAGTTGGCGATGATTGCGCAGGCCCAACAGGCCGCGCAGGCTCAAAACGCGCTTCAGCAAGGGCAGACGCAGGCCGCTGGGGCGCTGAACAAAGGCATGGAAGCCTTTACGCCTTATCAGACTGTCGGCGTGAACGCTATCAATCAGCTCGCCTCGCTATACGGGCCGAACGGCGAATATACGCAAATGCCGACATTTGCGCAGCTTCAGATGGACCCTAGCTATGCGTTCCGCGAACAGCAGGGCATGAAGGCGCTCCAGCAATCAGCAGCGGCGCGCGGCGGTCTTTTGTCTGGCTCAACGCTAAAAGGCATTCAGAACTACAGTCAAGGTCTAGCCTCTACCGAATACGGTAATGCCTATAATCGGTTTATGCAGAACCGCCTAGCGGCCACACAGGCGCTTCAAAGTCTTGGCAGTTCAGGCATGAGCGCGGCGCAGGGCATGAGCAATGTCGGCGCTAATCTCGCCAATGTTTATACCGGCACGGGACAGCAACTCGCCAGCAACTATAACCAGCTAGGCCAGAACATCGGTCAGGGTTACGCCAACATCGGCGCTAATAACGCGGCGGCGTATATGGGGCCGACGAATGCGATGACTTCATTGCTTGGGCAGGCGCTTCAAGCTGGCGGGACGTATGCTGGCTATAAGGCTGGTATGGGTAAATCTCTCTTTGGCTAAGGTAATTTACGATGCCAATTCAATATCGTCCTATCCCTGAGTTCGAAACGCCGAATTTGAACCTCATGGGTTCGTTTGCGCAGGGGCAGGCGCTTGCAGCAAATGCGCTCCAACAGCAGCGTTTAGAACAACAAATGCGGCTTGCTGAAGCAGCGGCGGGATATGCGGCTAATAAAGACATTCGTGAAGCCGATAAATTACAGGCCGAACAGCAGGCGAAAGAATTTGAGATAGCGTCTAAAAAATACGACTATCTCGTTAACATGACCCCGCGCATAAACGCGCAAAATTACCCGTCTTGGCGTAAACAGGTCGCAGAGACATTTCCGCTTGCCGCCGCGACATTGCCGGAAGCATATGACCCGCAGTCGATTCAAATGATTGCTATGCAAGGCGCGGACCTGAAACCGCAGATCTTGCAACAGCAATTTGGGTCACAGACACGTATGCTGCGTGTCAGTCCTGCCGGAGGGCCGGCGCAAGAAATTTCGGGTTCGCGTATTGCGTCGGAAGATCTGGAACCGATGGAAGACGCGAATAAAAACCTTCTTGGCTATCGCGTGAAAGGCACTGGCGTTACTTATACACCGGAAGAAGCGGCGCAGTATGGCTACACGATGGCCCGCGAAGGCACAGGCAAAAATCCGCGTTCTTCGGCGCAAGGCATAGGTCAGTTCATCGACAGCACGTTTGTCGACACTTATCGCAAGACTTTTCCTGATCGCGCTAAAGGTATGTCAAAAGAAGCAATTCTGGCGCAGCGCGGCACTATGATTGATGGCGTGCCAGTTGAAGAGCCTATGCTTCAGGCGTTTACGGCGGCTAATCAACAGAAGTTGCGTGATGCAGGCTTTCAGCCATCTAAAGGCAATACCTACCTAGCGCATTTTCTTGGTGCTGATGGCGCGCTTGACGTGCTTGGCGCGTCACCAGATACGCCAGTGTCGGAACTATTATCGCCTAAAGCGATTAAAGCTAACCCTGAAGTTTTTGCCAAGGCTAAAACGGCGGGTGATCTTATTCGCTGGGCTGGCGGTGGTGGAGCAACCAAGGCTCAAGAATCTGGCATTCGAGAGCCATTAAAATCGTTTACTCCTGCTCCGATAGGCACGGAAGAAGCTGCCGGACAAAAATCGGCGCTCAAATTCCTTGACGCTATCGAATATAACCCGGAAACGGGTGCATCGCGTCCTGCGCAGTTAATGGAATCCGTTGGTGGCGGTCGGCCTACGCAGGTTCTTTACGGTCTTGCGCGGGCTTTTGGCGTGTCTACGGAAGGAACACGCGGCGAAGCGCGTCTCAGTTCATCGCAGAAAAACGCTCTTTTGGATAAAGTTGGCGGCAGTCTTGGCGGCAAGAGCTTTACTGACGAAGATCGTAAATTTGTCATGGAAGCTATTGGCGGTCTTGACGACACGGCAGTTCCAGTCGGTGATCGTCTAGCTAAATTCGATGAAGCCGTGCGTATGCTCTCGCGTCGTGCGGGCGTGCCGTATAAAGAAGCGCCGCAGTTAAGCCGACTGCGCGGCGTGGCGACGCCTGAAGGCGCGGCGGCTACACGTGGCAAAGCCGGCGGCGAAGAGATGGTCACTATAGACATCCCCGGTCAGGGGCCGCATAAGTTCCCTGCGAGTGTTGCGGATAAAGTTCGCGCAGCTATTGCGGCGCGGGGAGGTCGTTAATGGCCGACTATTCAGACATTATCTCGCAATACGGCGGCGCACCGGCTGGCGATTACTCCGACATAATTTCTCAATACGGCGGCGTTCCTGAACGGAAAGCTGTTTCGCCGGTATTTGAGAAACCATTCTTCGGAACTGCGCCCAAGACAGGTGAAGAAGCGGTTAGCAACCTCCTTGACATTGGCACGCTATTAGGCGGCGGCGCGGCTATTGCCGGCATGAATATCGCCCGCGAGCCCATGAAACCCGCCGTAGAAATGGCAAAAGGCGTTGTTGGTCTGCCTCTTATGGCTGGCCAAGCCGCTATGGGTGATGTCGCTGCGAGAGAACAGCTACGGTCACTTCCGGCTAATGTCTTAGCCGATTATGCTCGCGCGTATGGCTCTCCGCAGGCAGCGTATATGACCGCTGTTACTGAGCCCTCACGCTTTGCTATGGATGTTTCGACGCTGCCGGCGCTTGGTAGCACGGCGGCGCGAGTCGCCGGACGCGCTATTGGCACAAGCGCAGAAGCAGCGCAAGCCGGCGCGCGTAACATGATCGGGCGCGTTCTGCCGATTTCTAGCGACGAAGCGGCGATTCAGAACCGGCTTGCCGCGCTTACAGGGCCAGTCGCACCGGCGGATATTCGCGCTGCTTATGAGCAAGGCGTTCAGATCCCGCGCACACCTGGTATGCCTGCGCCGTCTTTGGCGGAAGCGACAGCGGCTGGCGGTGTAGAACTGCCGGGTCTTGCCGCGCTTGAAAAGAGCTACGGCGGCGTTGAGACGCCGGCTGGTCGCGCTATTCTTGAGCGCCCGCAGCAGCAGGCTGCGGCTATCCGCGACCAGTTGGCGCGAGTGGACGCTACAATCCAAGAGCGCGCTGGCGCGCTATCACCGGAAGAATTGGCAAATCCGCGCATTATCCGCGACGTGCCTTTGCGCAATCTGGCTGAAGAACGTAAAGCGCTTGAATCTGAACTTGGCGCGCTTCAGCGGTATTTGCCGTCAACAGATCTTTATGAACGCGGCGTTTCTATCCAAGCGGCGGCAAAAGAAGGTGAAAAGCTCGCCAGTCAGGAAATGGAGGATATTTTTAAGAAACCTTTTGCCGGCAAATGGGGGCGAGCAAAAGAAAATATAGCGCCTGTCGTAAAGCAGGCTGAAAACATTCTTGCAGATCCAACGGCGGAATTTTCGCCTGCTACCGTGCCGGGATCTTTGGCGGAATACATAGCTAAACAGCGTCCGCAAGCAAAAGGCGATTGGGTTTCTTTAGGTGAAGGCGCGGGGTATTACGCTGAACCAACTGAAGCCGCTCCGGTCATGGCGTCGTTTCGCTCAATCGGCAAACTTAACAAGGCCATAAACGCTGAATTATCCTCAGTTTTTAGGGCTTCTCCTAATGACGTTAAGGCCAATACGCGCAAAGCGCATTTGCTTCAGCTCAAAAAGAGACTGACTGATATTGTCGAATCCAGTGAAACCATACCTCAAGAAGCGCGGACGGCTTGGAAAGACGCTAATAAGGCTTTTGTTGATAAGATCGTAAAACCTTATCGAACGGGCGTGTCTGGCGATTTATTTCGGACAAATATTAAAAACGAAACCGTTCTGCCTCCAGACACAACGGTCGCCAAATTCTTATCCGATGGCCGCAACGCACGGCAATTTGCGACAACTTTCGGCGATAATCCGGCGGTCATGTCGGATGTAAATGATGCGATTCTGGCCATGGCGCGCAAAGAAGCCGTTACGGATGGCATAGTCGACCCAAAAGCCCTAGCGTCTTTTGTCGAAAAATATCGGGAGCCTTTAGATGTAATAGGCTCCGATGTTAACGACATCATTAGTCAAGTTCAGCGCAGCGCTACTAGAATGCAAACTGGTATTGCAAAACTCACCGAACAAGCGAAAGCGCTTAAAGAGACTGATTGGCGCGCTCTTGTAGATAGAGCTGAGAAATCATCGCAAGAGATGAGTTTTCTTAAAGAGCGTTTGCGCAAATCGCCTGAAGCGTTAGAAGCGCTGGCCAAAGAAGTATCAGATCGTGTGCTAGAAAATGTCACGGCTGGCGAACCTAAAGCCGCGCTTAAAAAGCTATCCGATCAGCGTCGCGCCATTATTGGCGCAGTCGGCAAGGAGCAATACGACGCTCTGCGCGCTTTGGCTGAAGATCAGCTTCAACTTAAAGAAGTCTCCAAAACCGCGCCTAGCACCGATGCACAGTTGCGCGCGGATATTAGTGGCTATAGCGCCGCTCAAAAGAATGACATCAAGTTGGCTATCGACGATCTGGCGCGCATGAAGCAGATGGAACGCCTATCAGCTAAAGCTCCCGCTAACTTAGGTGAAAAAGCAGCCGAAGAAGTTGCGTTCCAGTGGTATAACCCGCTGTCATACCCATACAATCTCATTCACGCGACGCAGCGGTTTCTCCAGAAACGTCAGAACGCGCGGGTGTCTGCGCGGCTTGCGCGCGACTTATACGAAAACCCAGAACGTGTGCTGACCATATTGGAGCAAGGGACTACCAAACCCCGCGTCAAAACTACGCCACCGTCCGCCGAATCTAAAGTGCCGGCTGTCGTAGGCGCGGTCAATGTTCTTAGCCGTGGTCAAAATCGAAACGCAATGTCGAGGCAATGATGGTCGAATATCAAGTTCTCTTTGATGTGGCCATCGGCGTCATCGGTGTGCTGGGCGGCTGGACGCTCAACACCGTTTGGGCGGCTGTGAAGGATCTACAGGAAGCCGACAAAGAGCTGGCCGAAAAGGTCGGCAACATCGAGGTGCTGGTCGCCGGGCGCTATATCACTCGCGAAGAGTTTAACTCGACCTTGAACCAAGTGTTTGAGCGGCTCGACCGCATCCGTGATCTTCTCAGCACAAAGGCTGACCGATGAAAGAGAATTATGACGCCGCGCTGAAGGCGACGTTGCGTTACGAGGGCGGCAAGGTCGATGACCCGCGTGATCCTGGTGGCCGCACGGCTTACGGCGTCACGCAGAACACCTATAATGCGTGGCGGGCGAAGCACGGGCTTAGCCAGAAGGACGTATTCCAGATCGCTGACTCAGAAGTCGCGGCGATCTACAAACAAGAGTATTGGGATAAGATCCGTGGCGATGATCTGCCGGATGGGCTTGACATGGCTGTGTTCGATTTTGCCGTTAACTCAGGAGTGAGTCGGGCTTCGAAATATCTTCAGTCACTGGTCGGCGTCACGCAAGACGGCCAGATCGGCCCCAAGACAATCGCCGCCGCTAAAGCCTATCTTGGTGTCAGACTGACAGACATGCGGCTGGGCTTCTTAAAAGGATTACCGACATGGGCTACCTTTGGTCGTGGTTGGTCAAACCGGATAAACGACGTTTATGCTGCTGTGCGGGGCTTATGCTCGCGCTGAGCGGGTGCGCCGACCTTAAGTATTATGAATGTATCGCCCGTGATAGCACGTCGCGGCCATGTAACTAAAGGAGACAAAAATGTTAGTTAACTGGATGACCACGATCCCCGGTATTCTGACGCTTCTGTCGGTGCTGTTCCATGCTTGGCAGACCAAGGACGTGAACTGGTCCGATCTTCAGAACGCGCTCGTCGCGCTTGGTCTTGTCGCCGCTAAAGACTGGAACGTGACCGGCGGCACCAAGCCGAATGATTGAAAGGGTCAGGTTGCAGAACCTAAAACCAAAGATGAAACTGCCGCTGATCTTGATGCTGGCAAGTTTTAGTGGGTGTCAGTCGACCAGCAGGTGTCCCCCGCTGGTCGACTATTCAGCCGAACTCCAAACCAAAGCGGCTAAAGAATTACGCGCTCTCCCCAACGACAGCGCTGTCGCTCGGCTTGTCGTCGATTACGGTCAGCTTCGCCGAACGTGCCGGCTTTAGGTTAGCGCGCGTCTTATACTGGACCTGCTGGCGCGACATGGCGTAATCATCCGCAAACGTCGCCGCGAACAGTTCATAGTTCACAGCGTCAACATGGCTATCCTGGTGCGCCGGTGAGTTGAACGCGCGGGCGTTCTTGACGCAAGCAAGGATAATGGCGATCTCGTAGGGGTGAAAATCACGCCCAATTCGCAGCGTCGCCAGATCCGCCGCAAGCTGGAAATTGTTCTCTATACCGCCGTAGCCCTCACCGCGCTGGTCGATGATGTTAGCGGCTTGCAGCAGTAGTTCTTGAGGATTCATCTATCATCTCCATAATGGCCGCCCTTTCTCGCAACATTCTCAGCACTGTGAAGCGCTGATGCAGCCGCACTAGGATCGTAGAGCGCCGGGCGTGACGCATCTCATCCTCCAGAAGATCTTTCACTTCTGTCTCGGTAAGATCAGCAAGCTGATCGTTAAGGGTTTTCCATGTTAAGTTCTGCAAGGGCGATTTCCGCTAAAGATTTCTTGTCTTGTAGGCTAGACAGGATACGTTCGTCAATAGTTTTATTACACATGATGAGATAACACCAGACTTCGCGCGTCTGGCCGCTGCGATGCAGCCGGCCTACCGTCTGCTCGAACAGCTCCAGCGACCACGGCAGCGAGAGGAACACGATCTTATTGCCGCCAAACTGAAGGTTCAACCCATGGCCGGCGCTCTTAGGGTGGATCGCCAGCAGTTCGATCTTGCCGGCGTTCCAGCGCTCAATGGCGTCCGGCGCGTCAATCGTCGTGACGTTGAAGCTGCGCTGAAGCTCGGCTAACTCTTCTTTGTAATTGTAGACGATGATAGTGTTGTCGCGCTGGTTTTCGTCGAGGATGTCTCGGAGAGATTCAAACTTCTGGCGTCCAAACCACTGAGCATGGCCTTGACTATCATAAGCGAAGCCGGAGGTAAGCTGCTGAAGTTTGTTTGTGACAGCAGCCGCTGTCGGAGCCGTGATCTCTTCATGCACATAATCCTTCTTCATGTTCTCGTAAGGCCCGCGATCCTCAAGATCGCACCGGATCTCGACGATGTTGAGCGGCGGCAACTTGTCCTTATACTCGCCAGGTTCCAGCACATAAGTCGCCGGTTTGATCGCCTCCATGACCTTTGGGAGCGCCTGCGGCAGCGGTTCCCATTGGCCGTAGTCGCGGTTCACGCAGTAGAAATACTGTTGCAGAAACGCGCCTTTGCTGCGGCCTAGCAGCGTCTGATCGACGACCTTGCACTGGCCGAACACGTCTTCCAGACCGTTCGATGTAAACGAGCCGGTCAGACCCCAGCGGATCTTGAACTTGTCAAGGATCTTAAGCAGGTGCTTGAAGCGTTTGCCGGACGGGTTCTTCAGCCGCGTCAGCTCGTCGAAGACGATACCGTCAAAGTCTTTGGGATCAATCGACGGGATGTTGTCATAGTTGGTGACGACTATATCGACATCAGCCGCGAACGCTGCCTTACGTTGCGCCGGCGTGCCGACTGCGACGCTCATGCGTAAATGCTCGGCCCATTTAGGACGCTCGACAGGCCACACGTCAGTGCAGACGCGCTTGGGCGCTAACACGAGCCAGCGGTCGCAATGACCTTTGCTGGTCATGTCGGCCATCGCCGTCAACGTGATCGCTGTCTTGCCCGCGCCGACTGGCGCAAGGATCATGGCCCGGTCGCGGCTGAAGAGGAAATCTGCGGCAATATGCTGGTATGGTCTGAGATCCATCGGTCAATTTCTTCCTTAGACCATAGAACTTCGTAGTTCTGATTGAGCTGATCCATGTCACGCGCAAACATCGCTTGTAGTGGCGATATTTTACCGCCGGGACGCTTTAACTCTATGAAATGCGTAGTGCCGTCCGGTAAGCAAACGATCCGATCAGACACGCCGCGATTGGATGGCGACACGAATTTGTAAGCCTTGCCGCCAGCTTGCGCGACGCATTTCACAAGATACTTTTCAATGTCTTTCTCAAGCATAAAAAAGTTCTTGACACATCCATAACAGATTGTCTAGTGTCGAATCATCGAAAGGTATGGTAATGTCACACAGCAACATCGTCGGCGGTTCGACCGCTAAGCGCTTGATTAACTGCCCCGGTTCGCGGGCGCTTGTTAACACAGTCCCTGAAAAGCCAAGCTCTAAATATGCCGAAGAAGGCTCGCGTCTGCATGACGCCATGCACATGATCTTGTCGCATGGCGGCAGCGTTGAAGATTATCCTGACAATGAGAAGCTAATCCTAGCGCTTGACTCATTGAACGAGATCGACCCTAATGCGGAGCTTGAGTTTGCCACGGAGGTGAATGTCCATTTTAACGACTTTCTTGCCGGAGTTTACGGTTCTTGCGATCTCGCTGGCCGTATTCGCAATCGTGCGATAGTCCTCGACTGGAAGTTCGGGGATGGCGTTGCGGTAGACGCCGAAGAAAATGAACAGCTTATGTTCTACGCCGCCGCCGGTATGCGAACGGAAGCGCTGCGCTGGGTATTTGAAGGCGTTGATGAGATCGAACTCATCATCGTGCAGCCGCCGTATGTAAAGCGTTGGCTTACAACCCCCGGTCGCATCAAGGCGTTCGAGCGCACGCTGTATGATGCTGTGCAGGCGTCATTTAAGCCTAACGCGCCATATGCTGCTGGAGATCATTGTCGTTGGTGCGCAGCTAAACCTGTCTGCCCTCTGCTTACAGGTCAGCTTGAGCGCGCTGTTGCGACCAAAGTTAAAGCTATTGACGTGGAGAAAGTCGGTAATGCTCTGGCGTTTGCGATCCTTGCGGAAGAATGGGCTAAAAGCGTCCGTGAATTGGCCCAGACGATGCTGGAAAACAACGCACCTGTGCCGGGATGGAAGCTCGTCCCCAAGCGCGCCACTCGTCAATGGGTTGATGCTGAAGGAGCGCGAGAAGCTCTTGAGCAAATGGGACTGGATAATTCGGAATTAATCGAGACGACGTTGCGCTCGCCAGCGCAGATTGAGAAGGTAGCTAAGAAACATGGACTAGCTATACCAAAAGATCTGGTCGTCGCGGTTTCAACAGGTAACACCATCGCGCCGGAGAGCGATCCCCGACCGGCGGTGCTTACGATAGGCAAGGACATTCGTTCTGCCTTCTCTAAACTTGAGGTCAAGTAATGTCTAATATTGTGAAGTTCGGCAACGCCAATCTCCCCACCGCTGCGTCTCTGGCTGAGTCGCTGCGTAAACTCGATACTGAGGCTTCAGTTGGTTCGGTCATCCTGAAAATGGATAAGACCGGCCATTGGGTTTACGGTGCGGATCAGACTGAGATCGACAAAGATGGACGCTGGGCGGTCAATCCGTTCTCGTTCGTTCACGGTTTCATTGCGTGGGGCGAAGGCGAAGTGCTTGGCGAGAAGATGGTGTCCATCACGGAGCCGCTTCCCGAACTGGACGTGGCACCGCCTGGCGCTAAGCGTGGTTGGGAGCCGCAGGTTGGCATGAGCGTCAAGTGCCTTGATGGTGAGGATGCTGGCACGGAAGCGCGCTATACGGTCACGTCCGTTGGCGGTAAGCGCGCTATGCACCAGCTTGCCATGAAGGTTGCCGATCAGGTCGAGAAGAATCAGGACGCGCCAGTGGCCGTCGTGAAACTCGGCTCGGAATATTATCAGCACAAATCCTACGGTCGCGTCTACACCCCGGTGTTTGATGTGATCGACTGGATCTCGCTCGACGGTGCGCCGGCTGAATCGGTCGATGGCTCCGCTGGTGACACTGGCCGTCGTCGTCGCGGCTGATAATAGGAGGGCGGCGTAGGGGAGCTGCGCCGCCCTTTTTTATGAGGGGCTTAAAATGTCTAAATGGCGAAAAGCTAAGACGACAAAATCATGGGACCGCATCGGTCGCCCAAAATTAGGCGTCGATAAGAGCGAACTAATCAAGAAAATGAAAGAAATAGCGGAGCGAAAGAATGGCGTATCTGTTCCCGTATGCGGGCTACGACGGCCCGAAACGCAAACCACCATCGCAGACTGACGCAGCGCGTAAGCATCGGCTTCGCGTGGCGACGCGGGCGTTGCGTATGCTGGAGTCTGAGCCTGAACTGACCCCACAGCAGCGCATGGCGCTAGAAGCAGCGGTCAATGCTGAATACACACCGACTAGCGGGATGCCGACGACATACCGGATGATCTTAGGCGAAGTCGCACGCAAGCATAAGGTGCCTTACAAATCGATCCTTGGCGTATCTCGACTGGCGCACATAACGCAGGCGCGGCGCGAATTTATATTCCGCTGCATGGAAGAGATCCCGAATGCGTCATACGCTGGCGTTGGTCGTTACGTTAAGCGCGATCATACGACGGTGCTTTACGCGCACAAAAAAGGTCTGGCCGACCCGTCGTCGCTGGAGCCTTTGGAGCGTAAGATCGTCGTATATAATACTAAATCGGATAACGGATTTTCTTTCTTCGAGTCTGAAGTAATCCGGCTAATAAAAGAAGGTCTTAACCATGTGCAGGTAGCAAACCAGCTAGGCAAGACACCTCACCAAGTCACGTCAGCGCTCTGCGAGATCCGCCGCAAAGCGGTGAAAATGGAATGCACGGACATACCACCGGACTTTGGCCGCGTGATGAAAAGGATAAGACATGACTGACTACACCGACCTAATCGCACGGCTGCGCTTTTTTGATACGCAAGTTGCGAACTCATGCGCCGACGCCATCACCGACCTAGAGGCCGAACTACAGGTCTCGCTGCATGTGAACGACCAGCTACGGGCACGGGTTGCGGAACTGGAAGCCGAGATAGAACACCTAGAACAAAACTTCACCGAATGGCTAAAAGAATATCGGAAAGCCGCCGACGCGATTGAGGAACTTATGGCGGCGCTGAAACCGTTTGACGAAATGCTACAGCGTGACTTTTCCATCATGGCTGACGACAAGCGTTACGCTGATGACTTTACGTCAACTGTGTTGATGCGTCTTGGCGACCTCCGCGCCGCCCGCGCCGCTTATCTGGGAGAGAAGGAATGATTGAAGATTTGTCGCTGTATCTTTTCTTTTACGGCTTTGGCCTAGCATCGGGAGTGTTTGTGTCATGGTTAGAATCCTACTCACAGTCACGCTACTGGCATCACCAGCAGCAGCTCAAGAGATCTCAGTCTGGGGTGGGCCGAACGGGCCAGTCGCAACAGAACTAAGCTATCCTAACGAGAACTTCTACTACACGCCGCAGGGCATGATCTCAGCGCCGAAGGTCGGCAACATGACGATCTACAACGGCCCGAACGGTGAATATCTTGGCTACCACTATGGGGAAAGCAACAATGAATAAGAAGATCATTCAAATAGCGGCGATAAGCGACGAAACCGTAGAGACACTTTACGCGCTGTGCGAAGACGGCAGCGTTTACTCCATGTATCTTAACGCCGATGATGGCTTAAGATTTTGGGTGCGCATACCGGAAATTAGCGGAGACGAACAATGACTGATAAACTTATAGACCCGTCCGCAGCGTCGGCGGCTATTCTTAACACATGTAACGAATACATGGTTAAGAATAAATCCATTATAGCTCAGCAGGAAATAATTTGGGGGCTTGTAGATAATCTAAGCGTCGTCATAGCCGTATCTCAGCCGCCACTTTGGGTTATGAAGGACATTCTATCGGCTATTTCTAACGCGCATGAACGCGACGTTAGCGGCTATAACGTAGTAGACCCGCGCGGGCTGCAATGATCTGGCTAGATTTCGAGACAAGATCAGAATGCGATCTAAAAACAGCGGGAGTGTATAACTATGCACGACATCCATCCACGCAAGTTATCTGTATGTCCTACGCCTATGGCGACGATCCCGTTCGGACATGGCGCATGGGCGAGCCTTTCCCAGAGATTAAAGGACAGATACGAGCCCACAACGCCGCCTTTGAGCGGCTCATCTTCTGGCATGTGCTTGGCGTGCCCATACCACTCGAACAGTTCTACTGCACCGCAGCACAAGCCAGAGCCAACTGCGCGCCAGGAAGCCTGGAAGATGTCGGTCGCTTCGCTGGAACTGAAATGCGCAAAGATCATCGCGGCAATGCTTTGGTCCGTGCTTGCTGTATTCCTCCTTACCGTGACGATCTCATACCTGAGCTTATCGAATACTGCGAACAAGATGTCAGGACCATGCGCGCTGTCAGCAAAGCCATGCGTGATCTCACCGATGAAGAACTAGAGGACTATCATGCTAACGAGCGCATCAATGATCGTGGCGTTCTTGTCGATCAGCGTCTATGCCGCGCGGCGGTCAAATATGCGGCTGATGAACTTCAAGAGATCGAAGCTACGGTTAAGACCGTCACGAACGGTGAGATTCAGACTGTCAGAAGCCCTCGAATGCGAGAATGGGTCTTCGAACGTGTTGGATCAGAAGCGCGTAAACTTATGGAACGTGCCGATAAAGTCTCAATCGACAAGTCAGTTCGGGCCAACCTACTGGCCATAGACGATCCAGAGGAGGTGCCTCCCGATGTCAGAGAAGTCATACAATGCGCCGATGACCTATGGGCGTCTTCTGTTGCTAAGTTTAATCGCCTTGATAACCTTGCTTGTGCTGATGGTCGTGTTCGAGGCGCTTTTGTCTTTGCCGGCGGATCAGCCACGGGACGCGCTTCCTCGTATGGTGCGCAAGTCCACAACTTCACACGTAAGTGCGCCGATGACCCGGAAGCCGTGCGACATGCAATGGTTCGGGGTCATGCAATCGTGCCTAATTACGGACGAAGAGTCACGGACGTTTTGCGAGGTATGCTTCGGCCAGCCCTGATCCCTGCGCCCGGCAAGCAGTTCGTCGTCGCGGATTGGTCGGCCATCGAAGGCCGCGTTAATCCGTGGTTGTCCGGTCGCGGTGAGGATAAGTTACAAGCGTTCCGCGATCATCTTGATCCTTACATTGTAAACGCTGCTGCGACGTTTCACGTCAAATATGAACAGGTTGACAAGTCGCAGAGACAAGTCGGTAAAGTTCAAGAACTTGCGTGCGGATTCGGCGGCGGCGTTGGCGCGTTTGCGGCGATGGGTCGCGCTTATGGCCTGCATTTGCCGGAGCCTGAAGCGAAGCGTATGGTCGACGCCTGGCGTCAAGCTAACCCGTGGTCAGTGCCGTTCTGGTCTGATCTTGAAGTTGCTTACATTCGTGCGCTGCGCAATCTAGGTAAAATATTTGAGGCTGGTCGTGTAAAATACTTGGCCGACAAACAGCACCTTTGGTATGCTCTGCCTTCTGGCCGGGTGCTTTGTTACCCGAACGCCCGGTTTGAAGAAGATGGTTCGATCACCTATTCAAAGGCGTCTTGGAAGCCTGCGGCGGATGCTAAAGAGTGGCCTCGGGGTCGGCTCTGGAGAGGGCTGGCTTGCGAGAACGTCACACAAGCGACC